ATCTAGTTGGCGCCGCCCGAAAGTTCAATCGTTGTTCCTTCTGATATTTGATTCATGGAAGCAAAAATTAGAGAGGGATTGAAGCGACTTTTGCGCCTGGGAAAAGAGGTGGAAAGAGCTGAGGACGAAAGCCACTACATTCACCTCCCTACAGGTACCAAATTGCAACGCTGTACCCAGTGGATTTCTGGCGGGGTTCCGCTGGTGATTCCGGACGTGTGGAAAGGCTGCCTGCCGATAGGCAGCATGGTCGACCAATGTGTGCGAGATTTCTTTGTTGAAGGGCTCGAGGAAATGTCTGCCTTCATGTACTGCAATCACATGCAGTTCAGGGCATATGAGCAGCTCGTTGCTGACCTCAAAAAATTCAAGGAGGAATACGGTGGCGATTGGCACGTTTTTGCTGACCGAGTTTTTCTGTTTTCGTTGTCATTAGGCGTGGGCGGTGAGGTTGACCTTTTGCTGGTCAACAAGGAGACCGGTGCCATTTGGATTGTTGACATGAAAACAAGCCGCGGAGGGACGAAATCCTTCACCAAACGCTACAAGAAAAACGAGCCCACAAAACTCGAGAAGTATTCCTTGCAGCTCAACACCTACCGCTACATGGCGGAGGAGATGAGCGGACTCCAGGTGCATCGCTTGTCAATCCTACCAATCAAGGTCTTTTACCCGCCCAACGGCAGCACCACCGATGAGGCATATTTCGAACCTCAAATTGATATTGAATTCTGCGACCCAATTGCAGCAAGGGACGCGCTAATTGAAGCACAATGAGTAAACCAGAACCGTACCACCGCAGAGTCCGAACGGGCTCAGGGTTTTTTACTCTCGAGCAATGCCGAGAGCTTTTCGCTTGGTCCTTGGAGCAGTTTGTTCCTGAGATTGAGCAACGAGAAATTGCAATGCAAACCAGCAGTATTTGCGGCCGCCAACTTGGCCTGAAAATGCACACCGCAAACGTGATGAATTTGGTGCGTTTTTGGCTCATCAAAAACACGGACACGCCGACCGTGATTGTGGCAGAAGCGAGCGCGGTCCATCACTCAACTGTGACCAGGAATGTGCAGCGCTTCGAGGACTACCTTTTGCAGGACAATTCCTTTCAAAAAATCCTGAACGAGATTGATGAAATGGCTATGCGGTTTGACCGCAAGCATTTTGTGCCCAAAACTGAGCACCGCCCTGCAGCTGAAATCAAATGAGCAACTGATATTTGACCATGGCAATTCCAAAGATTTTACGCGTCCAAATCAACGTGGATGCGATTGACAAAAAGCACCTGTACAAAGGCAAGAAAGGGACGTATCTGAATGTGGCCCTTGTGAACACTCCTGACAGCCAATACGGCCAGGACTATATGGTAACCCAGGACCTCCCCAAAGAAGCACGCGACGCTGGCGAACGGGGTCCAATCCTGGGCAACGCTTCGGCGTTGTATTTGGAGGATGGAATCCCTGCCAAAAAAGAGGAAGGTGCCATGACTTCAGCGGCTCCCGTTGCTGACGACAAATCTGACGATTTGCCGTTCTGAGCCGTCTGTGTGTTTGAACCGGAAAGGGGTGACCAACGGCGCCCCTTTCTTTTCGCAAAATCCGTACAAATGAACATCAATGAAAAATCCCCTGCATTCGCTTCTAATCAAGCCCGAGGAGCTGCGCGCAAAAGCGAATGAAATCCGCCGGTCAGGAACACGTCGTGGAGAGTATTCCGGCTTCGAATCACTGGACAAAATTTTCACAGCGAAAAAAGGCTTCCCGCTCTTCATCGCGGGAGCGCCTCACAGTGGAAAATCGCAGGTCGTGAAACAGCTCGCAATCAACTGGGCAACGGAGCTCGGTTGGAAGGGCATTCTGTACATGGGTGAAGAGGGTTCCGCGGTGGACTTGTTGCTTGACCTGGTTGAAGTGAAAACCGGAAAATCCGCTCGGCTGAATGATGCTGACGCGGACGATTCAAAAACGCCAATTTCATCGGACGAATTCGAGTACACAATCCACTGGCTTGACGAGCATTTCACAATCATCGACCCGGAGAAAGCCGTGGACGTTGCGTCCTGGACGTACGACACCTTCAACGAGCTCCTCAAGGAGGCCGGAGATTTCGACTTTTCCGTCTTGGACCCGTTCAATGATTTGGACCGCGATATGGAGCTCCGTGATGACCTCTGGTTGACCAAGGTTCTGAAGGACGTTCGGATTGCTGCACGGCGCTCAAATCGGGTCGACGTGATTGTGAACCACATCGCGAAGACGCAGCACGACGGGAAGACCTCAAATGGCATGCCCGTGAGCAAGCCCGCGAGACCTAACGAATGGGCTGGCGGTCAGACCTGGTACAGGCGAGCTTTCACCATGCTTTTGGTGTATCGTCCACCCGAGCACGAGTTGATTGATTTTTGCCCGTTCGATGAGGCTGGCGAGGGCTATCAAGTCGGACCCGGTGAAATGTGGATTCAAAACCAGAAAGCGAAGCCAAAAGGCTCGGGCAAACTCGGGTGGGCGCGGCTGTACTACGACACCTCCAGAAACCAGGTTTTCGAGCTTGACGAAACCGGCCCAAATGGACGATGGACGTTGGGTCCTGAACAGAAGGTCAACCGCTACTATTCGGGCCAATTGAAGGCGTACAGGGAGAGCCAGGGCGGTCAGGGTAACACCCAGGCCACCCAGGAAGACCAGGACAACCCAAACAAGCTACTGTTTTGAGCAGCATCAAGGAACTGAATTACCTAGCTGCGAAAATTGAATTCCAAGGAATGATGGAGGCCCTCATGGCGCAGCTCGACGACAACTCCGAACGCATGTCGGAAAAGCAAGTTGAAAGCTGGCAGAAAATCGCACACCTCGGTTTGTTGTTTGTCGACCAGTGTGAAGACAACTTTCTGGAGATTTCGAAGCTCAACATTCAAGCCCGCAGGTACTGCAAGGAGCTTGCTGAGCAGCGTGCAAAAATCCAGGAGCTCAGAACGGAAATCGCACGGGTCAGAAGGATGAACGTGGAGCTGAATGAGGCTCTTGCAAAAGGCATCCGAGTATGACACCGCCCACAATCAAAACCGGTTCAATTGGTGACCTTCACGGTATGGACAAAAAGCAGAAGATTTTTGAGCGAATGCGCGACACAGTTGAGAGCGTGCACGAGCACATTGAAATGGAGTTTTCTGGTGAGGCATTTGCCGTGTGGATTTTCGGAACCTCGAACAAGGTGACGACGATGGTAACGAAGCCGGAGAAGCTTGCTTTTGCACAGGACACCGTGACCGCCGCGGTGAGTTCAAATCCGGTCATCAAGGAGCTGTTCACCCAGGGTCTTGCTGGAGAGAAAAATACCTACTACGACAACGATGAACTCGTTTTCGAAAAGCAGCCGACCAGGCGTGAAATCCTGGCAGCTCTGAACCTTGAGGCGAAGCTCATGTTCAAGGTCATTGAGCAAGCCCTAAACACGAAGCGCGTGGCTCCTGATGCACACGGCAATGTTCCGATGAATGTGCTGACGGACTACGTGCTTCCGAAATTTCAAAACCAGACTGGTTTCCTCTTGTCTGATTCCATCTCGTTGATGGCCGACGTGCTCGACCTGTGCGGGGCGGAAACGTATGAGGGGGATGATGATTCAAACGCAGAAATCAATTTCACAAATTCAGTTTTCAAATGGCGAAAAAATTAAGCCCTTCCGAAGCTGCGCGAATGCGCAAGCTGTACGAGGAAAACGGACTCACTCCTGATGACGTTTTCCAGCACCAACACTACACCATCATCACCCGTCAGGGAATCGAAAAGATTCAGGCGAAGCACAACATTCGGGTGAGGTTCGAGGTTGAGCACCACGACCCGTCGACGAACACGATTTGCCTTCGCGGGTACGCGTGGCGCGCGGACAAGCCTGACGACCGAATTCAAACCTTTGGTGAGGTCAATCCGAAAAACAACCGGAACGCCTATCCCTGGGCGATGGCCGAGAAGCGTACCCTGAGCCGCCTGGTCCTGAAGGCGGCGGGTCTGTACGCTGAAGGGGTTTTCGGAGAAGACGAAGCTGAGGATTTCGCCAAATCGAATCCCAGGAAGCGCGCGGCCGCAGGTTAAGTTTCATTCATTTCAGTTGGTTTTGGGCCGCGTAGACGACCGGGGGAACGCCCTCGGTCGTTTTTTTTTCAATTTTTTTTTCCAGTCGTACCAAGGCTTTCGGGACGAAATGAGAATTTTTTTTCGCCTCCCCGTTTTTTGAATGAACATATCGCCCTATCTTAGCACTGTTCAATCACTCAAACACACAGAACAAATGAAATTTCCAGCTGCAATCTCCGAAAGCAAGAAGACGCGCCTCGAACTCGAACAAGCACACTACGATGTGCACGGTACAATCGAGGGAATGACTGACTACGAATTCCGCGCAATCCCACTCAAAGCCGACTCTGAAGACGAGCGTTTCGAAAACACTCTCACGGCTGCAACCCTCTTCGACCTGGCTGACCGCATCGGATGCAGCGAGCAAGGTCTCCGCGAAAAGCTTCGCGCCGCATACAAGTCCAACTACCCTTGCGACCTCCTCACCACTCGCTACAAGGGTTTCGTGATTAGCTGCAACGTCGAAGCTTAAAAAAACTTCACCGGGACCGCCGGTCAAGGCGATTCCTGGTGTATATTTGAACATCAAACACACACAATGTCATGAAGCCATTTTTCTTCTTCATCACGCGTCACAACACCATCGTCGACGCAGCTCGATACGGAAACCTCTCCGCCCTGGGTTCAGCCCTCGGAACGAGCCACACCACCGCCGGAACGTACACCGAAAAACTCCGTTCCAAGTGGTTCGGAATTGAACGCGCCACGAAAGGCCAGAATGTCCTGAGCAGCTTCCGAGTTGTTCCGCTCGGAAAGCACAACGTTGGTCTCATCGTCATGGTCAACGACAACGCCGACCGTGACGACGCACGAGCCCTCTTGTCAAGCAACGGTTTCAAATTGAACAGCTGGTCATGAAGTTCGCGAAGTACAGAAAGAACCTCGAGAAAAAAGGGAACGGCATTTACAGCTACGGAACCCGCGTCGCAATCATTGAGGGAACTACACTCAAGCAGCTTGGGTGGTGGTCGACGACAACGCAAAAGCATATCAACTATGCAGCACAGGAGTGCGGCCTAAAGCTCGACAGAAATGGTCATTGAAATCCACACACCGTGGCACGGAAAATTGTGCCACCTCAGTTCATGGAAAGCGTTCCGCGGTTTCATGATTAAATGGGAGATGGACCGAGGTGAATTCATCCAGGCTTCTTGGGTCTACTGCAACGGTCGTCCAATGAGGTCGTGGGAGGCCATACGGATTGAAATGAAGCGCCATGGTTGAGCTCAGACGGATTGCCCTAACCCTCAAGCTGATTCAGCACACGGAGGCGACCACGATGGTCAGATGGATTCCCGAAGCGTACGGGTACTTCATGGCCGGAATGTTGACTGAAGCGGAGAGCAAGCTTCACCAGTTCGCGGGGTGCGGTACAATTCACCCGGTGAACCGGTCGAGGGCCTTCAGTGCGGCAAGCAAAATTGCCGCGCTTCAATGTCTAGACCGAGACGAATTTGAAAACCTAATTGAACAGTTCAGAAATGAAGAGAACGAAAATCAACCTTGACGGTTTCCGAGATGCGAAACCCCATGCCACCAAGGCGGAAAAATTTGGCCGAGAGCACGACCCAAAAAGTGGCGTCTCTGGCGAGTGGTTCATCGGAGCTCGCGTCGTGTGCGTGAGGCGAGATGACGAAGAGAAAACCCTGGTCCAAATCGGAACAACCAAATCCAGCGCGAAATGGATTGCGATGCAGACCGACCGACCGTGTTCGAGCCAGAAACTCCGCAGGGCTCTTAAGAACGGCCACCGTTGCAACGGATTTGTTGTGGAGTACAAAACCAAGCCCTAATGGATTTCGTCTCAAATATGGAGCCCAAAACGCTCCCAATCGTCCGAGAAGCTTTTGACGGCTTCGCCCGTTTCATCCGCATGCGCGAATCAATCCGAGTCCTGAAGGACAAGGGTGCCCCGCAGCCCTGGACCTACGACGAGATTCTGAAGGGGTATCACTTCACGAACATCCGGAGGGAAGACGACCGTGTTTCTCGGTTCCTGTTCGACGAGTGGTACCCACACGTGGTGAACCCGCGGAACGCGCGTCATGCGTGGGTCAAAATCATGGTCGCAAGGTTCGTCAATAACCCCACCTCCCTGAGAGAGATTGCCGACCTGATGAAGGACGAAAAATACCACGAGGCTTGGCTCGAACTTGAGGAGCGTGGCGAGGCCGGGAAAAAGGTTTTCCGGTCGGCCTACTTGCAGCCCGAAATCAAGGGTGTCCCTCGTCTGAAAAAAATCTTCGGAATATTCCTCCCGCAGCTTCTTGAAACCGATATCCGAACGGAGTCGATACAGGACTGCATGGAGGACCTGTGCCGAATCAAATACTTCGGTGAATTCATTGCCGGTCAGATGGCCCTTGACGCGCTCCACGTCGTCCCCGGTGAGTGGGCAGATGATTTCACTTTCGCCCCCATTGGGCCAGGCAGCACGAGGGGTCTGAATCGCCTCCGCGGTTTGCCCCTGACCAGGAAGCTGAAACGTGACCAGTACGAGCGTGAAATTGCTGAGCTGCACACATGCCCCGGCATGAACGAATGGAGGGCGTATGATTTGGAGCACGCCCTGTGCGAGTGGGACAAGTACGAACGAATTCGATTGAAGCAAGGTTCGTACAACCGGAAACGTTGACACCGCCCCATGATTTTTGAATGAACATCTCTGAACATTGAGACATGGAAACACCACAGAAAATGGTTGCCCAGGTTCTAGCAAAGGGCAACATCAACCAGACATCTCTCGCCAAGCTTCTTGGCGTGACCCAGGGAGCCGTGAACCACTGGCTCACCGGAGCAAACAATCCCTCCCGGACCAATATGGAGGCCCTTAAACGGCTCCTGAGGATTTTTGAGGTGAAGGACAAGGCAATTCAATCCGGAGTCTTTAATGGCGCCTCTAAACGCCCCGCAGGCGATTCCATTGCCATCCAGGCTCATCGAATCGTGAATGAGCGCGCCGAGGAGAAGGAACGCCAGTACGGGGATTTCCACACGACCATGCGACGTGCGAACGACATCCTCAATGCCATCATGAATACCAAGCTGCCCGAGCAGACCATGTACTTCGCGATGGTGGCTATGAAATTGGCTCGCGAGGGACACGCCCACAAGTCCGACAATTTGCTTGACGCCATGGCCTATATGCAGGCCCTCGAAAATCTTGAAAATGTGGTTGTCAGCGAATAACCCACCGGAGGCCTTCCGCCAGGCTTATCGCCTGGTCACCGACAACGGTGAACCGAACGAGGACACCCTGCGATTCACGGGCGTCGTCATTGAGGTCAGAAACCCGCTCGATTTCGAGGCGGGTCTCTGGCCCATTTGGCGCAAGTGGTCACAGCGGTATGTGGACCTCGAATGGAAGTGGTACGAGGCTGCAACACGTGACCCTGAGATGGTCGAGAAGGTCGCTTCAATCTGGACCAAAATGAAGGACCAGTTTGGCGAGGTGAATAGCAACTACGGGTGGCAGATGAAACGGGAAAACCAGTGGGCCACATGTGTCCGCGAAATCGTTGAATCCATGCTGACCGGAAAGGGCACGAGAAAACACGTCCTTTCAATCTACGACGGCAAAGAGCGGTGGCGCTACACGAAGGACACACCGTGCACGATTTCCTTCACCTTCGTTTTGAAGCGTGAGGGCAAGACGAAATTCAGGCTTGACCTGCACACGCACATGAGGTCAAACGACGTTTGGTACGGCCTCTGCAACGACCTCCCGGCCTTTGCCCTGTTTCAGTCCAAAATGGTGACCGACGTTCAGACCAAACTGCATGACATATGCAAGGGCGCTCCAACACCATACCGTGTCCGCATGGGCCGCCTGGTTCACTTTGTGGACGACCTCCATTTGTACAACGATTTCCTAGACAGAGACGAATGAAAAATTTTGAGACTCTCCTGAAGATTCAGGACACAATTCAACGAGACCATCAGGGTATGGATTCACAATCCATGACGATGGCAGAACGAGCTGACGAAATGATGCGCCAGCAGCAGTACCTACTTGACGAAATCACGGAGCTCATGACCGCACTCGGTGGACCGTTCGGAAAGGCTTCCTGGAAAAAGTGGAAGGCTGACCACGAAACAGTCAAAGACCTGTACGTTGAGGACCTCGATTCTGACGAGTGGAAAGAGGTGGTTTTTGAGTCTGCCGACGTGCTCATTTTCGTGCTCAACATTTTGGCCCTTGCTGGCGTTACTGGCGAGGAAGTTTTGCAAGCTGTGGAGGACAAGCAAAACGAGAACATTGAACGCTGGAAAAGTGGATATTGATGGTCGCCAAAAAACGAGCAGCTCTGTGCAGCCCTCCGCATCATTTTGTCGTTCTCTACAAGGGCAAAAAGGTGTGGGGGCCGCACACCCCTTACGCATGCATGAACTGGTACCACACAAAAGACCCAAGGCCCATGCATGACCAGAGCGATTTCAGCATTGTTCAGAGGCCTCTTTTGAAGGCCTCAGTGCATTTGCCTATCAAGGATGAAACCGTGCTGACCACGGCCGCCAGAATGAGCCACGTGAACCCACTGTACGGCGAGATGGAGTACATGAACAAGTGCTTCAGGAATCCAGAGAACGACGAGCAAAAAAGCATGGC